ACTTGGAAAGCTACAGCCGTGAAATCGAAGACATCGTTGATGAACTCCCGGATGTCCCGCCCTTCAACCGTTCCTCTAGCTGTGGGCCCGGTGGTCTCCAGCTCCTGCCACTTGGCCCCACCTGTCAAAGGAAGAACAGCATCATCTTCGTGCTGGAAAAAGGTTTTGAACCTGTTCTCCAGCAAATCTTTAAGGTCCGCCTGGGCCTTCTCGGTTTGTGGGTAACTGGTCCCCAGCTCCAAGAACCCCCTCTTGGAACTGTTTCTCCTGTAACGCTTCTGCGCCGCAGCGATGAGCTTGCTGTAAGAGTTGTAAAGACCCTCAATAACTTGCTGCGCCCTTTCGTTGTGCATCCGCAGGTGCAGCACTTCACTTTCCCGCCGTTTCAAAGGCTCCTTCAGCTCTCCCAGCTGTATCTCAGTGTAGAGGTTTTCAACGAAAGTGCCCGGCACCACATTCCAGGAATCCGCCAAATGCAGATAGTTACCGTCCATGATTATCAGCGCTTCGTTGTTTCTGACCGCCCTGTAAACCACGTCTCGCCAAAAATCTGTAGCATTTTGGTTGGGATTGGGCTCAATATTGAGCAGGTAATACATGTCCTTTCGGACCTCTTCACCCTTCAGGAAGGTTCTGAACTCAGCCCGGGCCAAAGTCTTGGCGATCAGGTTAGCACATGCTTGGACGGCCAGCTCCTTGTAATAGACCTCTGTGGCAAGTCTGGTCACCACAGCACTCAAACTCAACGTGCCTTCCTTGTCAAACAAATCTAGGAACCACTGTCGAATTCCCACACCGCAATCCCTCCCTTCTAGTACGTGTAAACGCCGAACGACAAGATGTTGAAATCTCCCGGGTCTTGGAGCTCGCTGTCTTTGGACAAAGCATGTATCAAAGCAAAGAACCCGTCTGTCTTACGGGTTCTAGGCTCAATCTTGTGGTAAGTGGTATTCCCTTTGGGGTCAAGCACCACGCAAGTGTTGTTGATATACCAGCGCATAGTTGGGTTATTCCCAAAGACAATCGTCTCTTCAGCGAACATCGTGGTAATTAAGGGCGCTATCTTGGCGTGTGTTATAGGACCACTAGGAATGATGCTTAAAGGTAATCCAGCCTTAGTAAACGCGTCGCGCACAACTTCGGCCCGATATCTGTCCGCCACAATATCGATGATATGGTACTTCCGGGCCTGCTCGATGAACCAGTTCGCAATATGCTCCGGTGTAATGATGTCGCCGTAGACTATCGTGATCAGGCCCTGCTGCGCCATTTCTTCTACCGGGAACTTAATCTTCCGGTTCTCCATCTTGAGCGCTAAGTGACACACAAAGGTGTGCTCTACCCAGTAACGCTTACCTTTATACTTAAAGAGCAGACCGCAGGAAGCAAAGTCGTTAATCTGCGCATAGTCGAAAGCTCCGATGCACGGCTGCCCCTCAAGCTCCTCCCACGGGATAGGCTGATCGGTAGTCATGATCTTCTCCCAAGGAGCGACGACAGTGTAACTATCAACCGCCGGCAGGTTCATGCGCTTGGTCATGAACTCGCTGGCCATGCTGGGCTGGTGCTTCGCCAGTTCATACTCCTGCTCCATCTGAAACTTCAGAGTGGGGAAGTACGGCAGCGAAGGGTTGGCCTTCACCCACATGGCCGGGTCATCCCGCTCCTCCTCCTCATCAATCTCATAGATGAGAGGGAGGAACCGCAGATTCGTGATCTCCCCTGACAACACCTTATCCGACAGCTCCAGGAGCTCATCCAGAACACCGCCGCGGACATAGCCATTGGTGGTGATGTAGAAAATCCGGGAATGCTCCCGCTTTCCAAACCCGCTTCGGAACACATTGATAAGGTCCCAGTTCTCATACTCGTGCACCTCATCAAACACCAGACAGGCAGAGCGGCGGCCGTCCTTAGTCCTAGAGTTAGAGGTGTTATACTTGATGTAGCTATTGGTCTTGAGGTTCACAATCACCTGCTTGGTCTTGTAAAAGAACTTTTTAGACTTGGCCCAGGTCAGCTCCAGCACCTCGTAGATGTCATTGAAGGAAGTCATGGCCTGTTCCTGGCTGTTAGCGATGATGTCGATGTTGTAACCCCGGATTCCGTGGTAATGCGTAGTCAGATACCAGGTCAATCCTGAGATGAACTTGTTTTTCCCGTTACCACGCCCCACCAAGATAAAAAACTCCATGAATACCAACGTACCGTCTTCATAATAGGCGTGAACAAGGGCAATAATAAAGAGCTCCCAAGGCACCAACTTAATCTCGAAATACTTCTCGATGAGCTCGACGGCCTTTTTCACCTTTTCCTCATCGATATACACTCCCGGTACACCTAGTTTTGACCTGATATAGGGCATGGCCTTCCGGAGCCGCCTAGAGGCTGGTATCTCGCCACTCTCAATAGCCTCCATGTACTCATCGATATACAGCCTACATCTCCTCGTCGTCATCTGAATCAGCCTCGAAGTCTGCAGCCCTCAATCCCAGCTCCCTCAGTAGCTCCAGCATCTGTTTATTTACCTTAACAAGGTTTCCTACGCTATCGTTCTTCTTATAACCCCATTGGTTCTCGCCATTCTGGTACTTGATCATGACACCGCGCTTCTTGATGTCCGAAATGAGCGCATTTTTAGTGTCCCATAGGGCCATGTAGTCCTCAATAAGGTCAAGGTAATGTTGGCCGTACACCCCTTGGCGCTCCAACTGGTCCGTCAAGTCCTGTCTGATTTGCTCTCGAAGTTCGCTCTTCTTTGTCTTGGCCACATCCCTCACCCCCAAAAGCCAAAATCCACCAAAAACCACCACACCTCACATAGAGAACCGAAAAATCCGCGTTGGCATAAGCCCCCCGCCGGTCCCCAAGGCCGCTTGCAAGTCGATTTTTCAGACTAGGGGGGTATCACCACCGCTCCGGGAACCTCTCAGCCAACTCGTTTCCCTTGCGCTGCACAATCTGGTGAATGAACCGCTCCGGATGCTCCCGGTTATGACAAGCAGCACATACACTCACAAGGTTATCATCATCAAGCGCCAGGTCCGGCCTGTCCTCTAGGTATTTGAGGTGATGCACCGTTGTGGCCGGAGCGAATCCGCCTTCTTCTTTGCAGACCTGGCACTCGTAGTTGTCCCGTTCAAGAATCTCCAAGCGCTTCTTCTCCCATGCGCTGGACTTGTAAAACTTCTCTTCCTTGACCAGCCTGACTATTTCTTCAAGAGTCACACAGGCGCTCACCTCCCTGGCCGTTGAATATATCGTGGCTGCTCCCACCCCTCGCACTATGCCACATTTTACCCTCCAACCTAAGCCGGCAACCTAAACTAAAGCACCCCGAAGGGTGCTTAAAGGTAAGGAAAATTTAAGCCGCCCATCAGGCGGCGGGCTTGATCCACAAGACTTCGGTGCGTTTATCTCGGCTTCTTTGCCGATCCGATCGAGCGAACAGGGTTGCATCGAACTCTACGCGTTTCCAGCCGCGATACCACTCGTCGTATTCCGGCGAGGCGTAGCCCGACAACACGACATGGCCGCGGACCGAATTCAGTACTTCCGCCAGTTCCCGGTGCTCCTCAGTCGTCATCTCGTACTGATAAACGGCATGCCCGTTGCGCGTGGAGAGCAGGTACGGAGGGTCGCAGTAGAACAGCGTGTCGGGCGTGTCATATCGCCTCACGATCTCCTGCCAAGGGAGGTTCTCGATCTGCACCCGACGGAAGCGCTCGGCCACAGCAGGCAGTACAGCGTCAATTGTTGAAAGCCATCTCGAAACCGTATCTGCCATACCGCGACTGCTTGCAGCAACAGCATAGCTCCATCGCCCTGGCGTCGCCTTCTGACCTTTGCCGCCGAACGTCTGCCGATAGCGCACAATCAACCGCCGCGCCTTCTCCACATCGTCGAGCCCGTCCAGCGGCCCAAGGCAACGCACATACTCCTCACGCGAATATGGCGTCAACTCAAGGGCACGGCGCAACTCGTCAGGATGATCGCGCAGGACGCGGAAGATGGTCACAAGATTGCTGTCGATGTCGTTGTAAACTTCAACCGCCGACGGCGGCTTGTTCAGCAGTACGTTCGCGGCCCCTCCAAACGGCTCGGCATATGTGCGGTGCGGCGGAAAGTGCGGGATGATATGCCGCCAACTGTGACCTTTGCCGCCGTAGTAGGTGATGATTGAACGCATCCAACCCCTCCTTAGACCAGACGCTCAAGAGCGCCCGCCCCATCACTTTACCCCTCCTTGGTCGTCGCCGGCACGCGCCACTCGGCCAGCCGCGCCCGCCACCGGGCCGCTGTAGCCCGGGCCTGGACCTCGGCCTTCCCCCGGTAGCCGCGTGGATCCTCAAGCAGTGCCCATTCCACCTCGTCAAACGCTCCGGCCACCTGGTCGAGCTCCGGATCCTCACGCCTCGCCGCTTGAAGGGCACAGAACAGATCCACGCCCTCCTCCCGCACCCGGACCGCTAGGCGGCGGGCCACCTCATGGGCCTGGGGATGGCCGTGACGGGCGAGGAGAATGTAGAGGAGCTCAGCGACCCAGAGCGGCCGCTCCAGCTCCAGGTTGGCCGCCATACAAGTACGGTCCACGCGCAGCCGGCGGGAGAGCCCGATAAGCCGGTCCGTCGCTTCAGAAAGGGCGATGAAAAGCTCCACAAGGAAGCGGGATGAGGCCGAGTTGGTCAGGTCCCGCTGATGCTCGGAGATCTGGTCCAGGTAGACTGAGATCATGCGGGGCATGTACGCCTTCCAGAGACTCTTCACGTGCTCGAAGTTCCACGGGTTCCGCTTGTGAGGCATGGTGGAGGAGCCCACCTGCTCCGCCTCCACCGCTTCGGCCACCTCGCCCAGCTCACTTCGCTGCAGATGCCGCATGTCGTCGGCGAAGTTGGCAAGCACTCCGAAAGTGCTCGTGAGGATGTGGAAAAGATCGGCGAAAGGTTCAGGCGGCAGGATCTGGCTGGTCATCGGGGCAGGCTCCAAGCCGAGCCGTGCCAGGACCCGCCGCTCGAAATCCTGCGGGTCGCCGACGAGCAAGCTCAGCGCGTTGTACGCTCCCACCGCACCGGTCAGCT